GCAGATCGAGATCGCCCAGATCGACCGCCACCCCATCAACCGCCATCCGGCCGAGAGCGACGTCCATGCGCGGGCCGAGAGTCTTTTGGCGGACGGCCAGCTCGACGATTGCGAGATCCGGCAGTTGCCGACCGGGCGGTATCAGATGATTTCCGGGGAAACGCGACTGCTCGCCGCCGCCAAGATCGGCTGGACGCAGCTGCGCTGCACGGTGATCGAGTGCGACGACGCGGAAGCCGCCCGCCGCGTGGCCCTGCACAATGCCCAGCGCAAGGACCTAAATCCGATCGAGAAGGCGCAGCTGATCGAGCGGCTCTGCGACGATCACGGCTTCACGCGCGAACAGGCCGCGAAGGACGTCGGCCTGTCGACCGGCGCCGCCGCGAGCAACCTCGTCCGGCTGCTCAAGCTGCCGGACGTCTGGCAGCAGCGCGTCGCGGCCGGCGAACTGCCGGAATCGTTCGCCCGCCTGCTCGTGCCCGTCTGTCATGTGCCGGTGGTGATGGACGCACTCGACCAATCCTTCACAAGCGAGGATCCCTGGGAGCGCGAGCATTGGGCGACGCGGGAGGCCCTCGAAGAGGCGATCGACGACACGGTGGTACGCGAAACGCGCGACCTGCGAGGATCCGAAAGTTTCATCCGTGGCCGCTGGCGCAAGGTGGCCATCGACAAGAAGACGCTGGAGGCCAACCGCGAGGCCCTGCAGATTGTCACTCTCCCGCTCCCTTCGCTGGCACGGAGCGAAAAGCGGGAGGAGGTGGAGGTCGCGACGAACATTGACCTTTACGACCAGCTCTGGAAGGCGGCCCTGGCCGCCGCGGAGAAGAAGGGGGCGGAGAAAGAGACCGAGCGGTCCGCGGCTGAATCCTCCAGCCGGGACCTATCGCCCGAGGAGAAGGCCAAGCGGGCCAGGCAGCAGCGCGAGCAGCTCGAGCTGCGGATCAAGAGTTGGCGGCACGCATGGCTGGCCAGCATCGTCGCGCCGAAGCTGACGCGCGAGGACATCATGCGGCTGCTCGCGTGGTGCATCCTTCGCGTCCGCGAGTATCCCGTCGCCAACTACGGCGACTGGGAACGCCAGCTCATGGAGGAGATTTACGCCGCCGGCGGAAAGGCGAACTACCAGGAGGCTGCGGGGCATTGGCGGGCGATCGCGGAGGCCGGCCGCGCCCCAAACAAGAAAACGCTGGACGAGGCGCTCGGCGATTTTTGCTCGGCGATCCTGCTGCAGCCGGACCGCGACCGCAAGACGCCCTTCATCCCGTACGAGGTCGTGATCGATCTGGCGGGACGGTACGGCGTCGACCTCGACGCAGAGTGGCTCGCGCTCCAGCGGCCGGCGCCGAGCCCGCTGCTCGAGCAGTTCTTCGCGATCTTCAGCGCCGACCAGTTGCAGGACCTGGCGAAGGAGCTCGGCGTCAATCTCCTCGGCCGCAAGAATCGAGCGGCGATGGCCGCGGCGTTCGTGTCCCCGCAAAAGTTGCTGCAGCTCCCCAAGTGCCTCCGGCTGCCGGAAGGCCAGGGGAAGGGCGGGAAGAAGGGACGGTGAGCCATGAGTCCAAACATTTCCCTGGAAATGGTCCTCCCCCGTTCTGCGAGGAAATGGCTAGCGCAATCGCCAAGACCTGGTCGGAGCGGTTTGGGTGTCCGCTCGTCACTGTTACACCGCAGGAAACTACTTCATGAGCGAGTCGATCGACGCCTGGCGGATCCAGGTGCAGCATCCTGTCTCCGGTGAATGGCTGACGATGAAGCGGCGGTACCTTCAGCGCGCCGGCGCTCGGGATTGGCTCCCGTTCGTACGACAGGCATGGCACGGCGCCCCGGTTCGGACGAAGCGGGAATCGGAAATTCGACAACTGCAGGCGAGGTGTCCATGTGCAAGTACTGCGTGAACGGCCGAATGGTGATGTGCTCGGCCTGCGGCCGCGACATCTGCATGGACGTCGCGACCGGCGACGAGTTCACGCGCCCGGCCTACGTGACGGCGGGCGGGGATCTGTACTGCGACGAGTGCGGTGCGCAAGTCGACATCGGCGTCGGGCCGGCAGTCGATTGCAATCCCGAGCTGATCGACGCCGGCGAGGACCTCGTCGAGGGCTTTGGCGAGTACATCGACCTCGACGTTTACCGAACCAACAACCCCGACAATCCGGAGACCGAGCAGCCATGAAGCCGACGCCCGTCGAACAAGCGAATCGGATGCGCATCTCCTGCGACGTGCTGAAGTGTTTTGCAGCGAACACCTGGCTCACCTTTCAACAAGGCTACGTGACCGTCAACTGGCGAGACTCGCGAGGCTTGTTCGAGCGTCGGTGGATGACGCGCGGCCAGGATTTCTATCCGGTCTGGCATCGCAGCTGGGGCCGCGGCGGCACCGCCTCAACTGCGTTGTCGCAGCTCGTGCGATGGATTCGGGGAAAGCCAGTGCTCCCGCTTGCCACCTGGCGTGTCTGGATGGGCGAAGGATATCGGCTCGGCGGCGATCGTGGCGACGAGGCACTGCGGCTCCTCGAGGACGCCGAATGGCCGGCAACTGTCAACTGTGTACTTTGCAACGGCGAGCTGACCGGCAGCCTCGCTTGGTGGAGTCTGCGAAAGGTGACCGGACCGTGCTGCAGTCTACGCAACGGTTGCCGACAGCAACGGCCGTCGGTTGCATCTGCGCGACTACTTCGAAGGGGCGATGCGGACCTGAGCTGAATATCGATGTTCATTTTGCGGGAGGCGCGCCTTGGCGAAGCGGAAAAGGACAATCGGGGACGCGGTCAATCATCCGGCTCATTACAACGCCGGTGCGATCGAGGTGATTGACGCCATCGAAGACTGGGGGCTCGGCTTTCACGACGGGAACGTCGTCAAATACGTCGCTCGCCACCGGCACAAGAACGGCGTCGAAGATCTGCGAAAGGCCCGCTGGTACCTCGATCGGTTGATCAAGCGGATGGAGGCCCAACACCGGAAAGCGTGACGGTCTCAAAAACGGCCGTTTTATGACTGGACGGGCCAGTCTTATAACCCAAACGGCCAGATTCATTAGCACGGAGGCACTTGCAATGCTCGTTCTCAGTCGGAAGCGTGACGAGAAGATCGTCATCGGAAACCACATCGTGATCACGGTCGTCGACGTCCGCGGCGACAAGGTGCGACTCGGCATCGAGGCCCCGACCGACGTTCCGGTCCATCGCCAGGAAGTGCAGGAGGCGATCGAAGCTGAACGCCGGCGGAAAGCGGCGGAGGAAAAAGCGGCCGACTGACAACGCAGCCCGGCAATCGCGCTTCCCGCAAGTTCCCAATTGGACGCCGATTCGCCTCGGATCGCAGAGCGACAACGGTGCTGCTTCTTTAAGTTCAGCACCTCTTGTTGCAAAGGATCCCCGGTGAAAAAGTGGAGCTCTGCAGATGGAGCGATTCAACTGATTCATGGCGATTGCATGGAGCTGCTCGCCGACGTGTCCCCGGAAACGGTTCAGGCGGTTCTCACCGACCATCCCTATGGCAGCACCGATTGCCATTGGGACAAGGTGGTCGACCTGGCGGCGTGGTGGAAGGAGATCGACCGCGTCACGCCGCCCAACGCGATCGTCGCCAGCTTCGCCGCGCAGCCGTTCGCGACCGATCTCATCAACTCCAATCGCAAGAACTTCCGCTACGAGCTGGTCTGGCACAAGGCGAAGGCCGTCGGCTTTCTGAATGCGAACCGGCAGCCGCTACGCGGTCACGAACTGATCATGGTGTTCTGCCGCCAGCCCGGCAAAAGCGTCTACAACCCGCAAAAGACGCCGGGCAAACCCTACCGCATCACCGCGAAGTCGAAGACCACGATCTACCGGCATCACAAGTTTCTGCCGACCGTAAACCACGGCGACCGCCACCCGACGAGCGTCCTGGCCCTGAACGCTCTCGGGGGCAAACGCTATCACCCGACGCAGAAACCGTTGCTGATGTGTGAATGGCTGGTGAAGAGCTACACCAACGCCGGCCACCTGGTGCTCGATCCCTTCGCCGGCAGCGCGACGTTCGCCGTGGCCTGCCATCGCACCGGTCGCCGGTTCCTCGGATTTGAGCGGGATCCGGAGATCTTTAAGGCCGCGGTCGCTCGCCTAAAAGCGGAGCTGCAGTAGCGAGCTGAAATGCCCGCAGGTATGCCTGCTGGATGCCCTCGGCAAACATCTTCCCGGCGACAAAGTTCGCGTGGAACGGATGCCGGGGGTCGGACGTCGGTAGCAGGCGGTCGATTGTCTCGATCGCCTCCGTGTCGACGTAGCCCTCGCGCATGGCCTTTCGGCGTGCTTCCAAAGCGGCATTCAGCTCAGCGGACATAGGTCGTTCTCCCGGCGCGATTGTAACGGCCTGGACGCCGCACTAGGCGGTCCGCCTCGGTGATGATCAGGCCTGTTATCAAACGCGGAATATGTCGCGCCGGTTTTTCACCGCGCGGAGGGCCTGGCCATGCTACTCGGCGAGATCGTGCACGAGACGAAGGACGAGATTCGCTTTCGCGTTCTGACGACGCTGGGGGACGCTCCGGCGTTTGCGATTCAGGGGGAGCACACGATCGAGAAAAAGCACTGCCGCGAGATCCTGCGCAAGGATCTCGGCGCCACGCCGCAGCGGCTATACGACCAAATCGGGCTGCCGCCGCAACTGCTCAGCGATCTCGGCCGTCGCTCGTTTCCGCTCGACTCGTAAGCTAGCGACGATCGCCGGCTGCAGGCCGGCAAGCGGAGAGAATCGCCGCAGGACGCTCCCGGCTTTGCTGAGGGCCGGCCCGCAGCGGGCGACCGTTTCGGGAACAAAGGCTTCCACGTTCATTTGTAAATGTTCATAATCGTTTCTGCAATCGCCGCCCAGCATAGAAAGTTGGGCGCTTACCGAGGGCACGGCCGCGGCGTCTGAAACCGCAGCGTCCTCCCGCGGTGCGCTCCCAAGCGAGACTCGTGGCGCATCTTCCCCTGCCAAGCGAGACCGCGCGCACGGTGGCGCGTCTCCGCGAGGTCGTCGAAGGATCGCAGCGCAAGCGACAACGTTCCGAGGAGGGACCGCAGCCGGCAGCGGCGCGACGCCAGGCGTCGCCGGCGAGGCGTTCCGGCCCGCGGAAGTCCCCTCGTCTCACGCCGGCCGCGGCGGAAACGGACCGCGTCCTCAAGCGGCTGCGCCAGCTCCTCACGCACCAAGGCAAGTCGTTCCGCGAAGCGGCCCGCATCATGGGGCGGCCGCGATCGACGCTCCATTCGCTCGCGGTGCGGTATCGCATCAAGCACCGGCCTCCGACCGATCTGAGTCCGAGAAAAAGTCGGACGCTCCAACGGCTCGTCCGCGAAGCGAAACTCACGGGCACTGAGATTTCCGCCAAGCTCCGCATCAACAAGTCGACGGTCACCAGAGCATTCGCCCGGCGGCTCGACGAAGAGACGCCCGATTGCGACTTCCGGCCCAAGCGTGTCCGGGGAAAACGTTGCCCCGTGCACGGCGTCGTGAGGTTCTGGCCCTGCGTAGCTTGTGCTGCGACGAGCGAGGGGAGATCCGGCTGACAACCGAGTCCGCTTCGCACGCAGAGGTCGCAATGTCCAAGGATAAGCTCGTCTCGCTGGCCAAGGGGGCCGGCGTCGCCGCGATCGGCGCCGCTCTCACCTACGTCTCCCAATGGGCCAGCGGTCAAGATTTCGGGAGTCTCGCGCCGCTGGTCACCGCCCTGCTCGCGGTCGTAACGAACGCCGTCCGCCTCAAGCTCCAATCGCGGTAAGCGGCACTCCCCATGGGCTGGCTGGCGACCTTTCTCGAGCTATTTGCGATCGCGCGCACCGCGTGGCGTATGCGTCGCGGGATCGTTTGGCTGCTCATCGGTTTGCTGGTCGTGGTCGCCATTTGCCAGGACTGCCGCCACGAGCGGCGTCCGCTTCGGCCATGGAAGGATAAACGACTTCCGGAGGAAACCCGTCCGCACTACCCGCTGAGACCCTGGAAGAATCGCTCATGAACCGCAAATCGCGATGGTCGCTCGCGCTGCTCGGATTGCTCGTCGCCGGTCTGGCCGGCTGCGAGATCGAAATTGACGACGGCGCCTATCCGCCTGGCTGCCCCGACGGCAAATGTCCGCCGCGATCCACGCCGCAGCCGCCGCGAGAACTGCCGACCGTCAATCTGCCGCGCGAGCTGCGCGAGTGGAATTGGGGCGGCGGTTCGTGCGTTCACGCGTCGAACGTGATGCAGCTCCGCTGGGCGAACAACCTGGAGCTCGCCAAGTGGTGGCGACAGACCTATTCGGGCGGCGAATCGTACAACGGGCTCACCGCGAAGCTGCGCAAGGCCAAGATCCCCTACTACGCGACGGCCAGCGGCGACGTCTCCGTGCTCGATCGGTGTATCGCCGAACGGCGCGGGGCGGTGATCTTCTACTACCCGAACCACTCGATCCTGCTCGTGCATATCGACGCCGAGCGCGCGATTGTCCTCGATAACAACCGGATCGATCGGTTCATCGAGATCCCGCGAGCGACCTTCATTCGCAACTGGAAGGGATACGGCGGCGTGGCCATCGTGCCGCAGATCGGATCGCCGGCTCCCCCGATTCCTTGGGTTTCGTCGTAAGCGACTCGCCGGAGCCGCTGATTCCAATCCAACTCCAACGTTCCGAGGATCCGCTTATGAAAACTGCCGCTCTCCTTCTGCTGCTCGCCGTGCCGGCGCTCGCGTTCGGCCAGGCCGACGTCCGCGACAAGGTCGTCGACGGCAATTCTTCCGTGAGCCGCTACAACTCCGGCCGCATGGCCGATCTGCCGACCGCCGAGGCGGACAAGCTCTACATGACGCTGGTGACCGCGGACAACTGGCAGGCAGATTCGCGGCAGCGTCAGGTGGCCGGCTGGTTCCACAGCGATCCGCGGCTCGTGCGCTACAAGGCCCAGATGCGGTGGAACTGGTACACGCTCAGCAATCCGCTCTACGTCAGCCGCCTGAAGCGGTCGGTCGGCGCTAACGTGCCCATCGTGACGATCCAGCGTCCGAACGGCGACGTGCTGATGAACGTGACCGGCCTCAGCATGCCGCGCACCGGCGGCGAGCTGGCCGACATGATCGCCGATTCGCTGGAGTCGCACTTCGCGGCGCCGCGATTCGAGGGCCAGTCGGACTTCACGCCGATCGAGCGTGAGCAATGCCCCGACGGCAACTGCCCGGTGCAGCCAGTCGTGACTCCCGACCAGAACGTTCAGCCGCTGATTCCAGAGATCCTGCCGAAACCCAACGCGAAGAACTACCTCTTCGCTCTGGTGCTGCTGCTCCTGGTGGGCGGCGGGTTCGCCGTCGGCGTCCTGCTGCTGGTGCTGTGCCTGTTCGTGTTCCTACGGCGTCCGTCGAGCCGCAACACGGCCGCGCTCTATTGAGCCTGGCCGTCGCCATCGTTTCGCACTTCACTCGGTATCGGAGAGTTTTCAGATGTTGTTCGCAGTCACCATCGGGCCGATCACGGCCTTTGTCGGCGTTCTTGGGCTCCTTGCACTGGTCGGAGTCGTCGGCGTTCTCGTGGCCCTCGCCGTCTACTTCGTGCGGCAGCGACTGGCCGCGGATCCGACGGCCACGCCGGCCAGCACCGTGGCCGAGCAGGCGCTGTCGGCCGCCTTCGTCGCCGATCGAGAAGGGCTCGGCGTGTTCAAAAGCCTGCTCAAAGCCACGCACGCAAACGACCGGGATCGATTGCTTCAGGAGTTCAAACACCTGGTGCGACTCGTGAAGGAGCAAGGCACGTTCGCAAAGATCCTCGAGCCGTTCTTCTACGGTCAGATCCGAGCCCAGCTCGCGGATCCGACGCGACGTCGCGCGCTGCTCGATTACCTCAGCGGCGAGCTCGGAATCGATCTGCATGCGGCACTTGCGGCGGCGCCTGTGAAGCTCACCGCTGCGACGCCGAACGCTTCGCCGGCCGCATCAAAGCCGACGGCGAGTCCATCGCCTACGACGGCCGTTGCCTCGGCGGTGCTGCTCGCGGTGGCGATCCTCTTCGGTGCGGCGACGGCGTCGGCCCAGGAGTTTCGCGGGCCGCAGCTCTTCGAGCCGGATGAACGGGGAGCGATCGTCGATCCCCCGACGTTTCCTGCGGCTCCCAGCGTGCAAGCGGGCTACGGGCACGCACCAGTTGCGGCCGGGCCGGGCGTGGGCTGGAAACGCGTCGGTGACCTCACTTTTGACGACTACGTGCTGCAGCGGCCGATGGCTCCGAACGGATGGACTTACGCCAACGGATACAGCGTCCAGTCGGTGCGACGTCGCGCTTGCGTGAATTGCCGCTACCGACGATGACGCTCTTCAGACCGCCAAATCGCCGCAGAGAAGCGGCGCTCGTGATGCTCTCTATGGCCGTGGTGGGGCTGCTTGCCCCACCGCTCGTTTACGGCCTTGTGCTCGTCGTTCTGCACCTCCGCTGGCGCGTGTGTTGGGGCCTCGGTGGCGTGGTGTTCGCGATTGGACTTACGACGTAGTCCGACCGACGGAATCATTGGACTTACGGCGAGGAAAATCGACGTAAGTCTTTATTTTTAGGCCCCCTTTTGGGTCCTTTTTTCCCGCTTTTAGACGCGCGCGGTGGCCTTGGGATGGCGTCGCGAGTGTTTTGTTCGGGACGGCGGCAACGACAACAACAACAACCCAAAAATGGCCCTAGTCCAAATTTTGGCGGGAGGTCCCCTCCTTGGCGGTTTCACGAAAGCGAGCTCGCGCGAGCCAGGCGAAGATCCGCCGGCTCGCCATGACGGCACTTGAGCTGCTCGGACAGGAGCTCGAGTTGAGCGACGCCGTCGCCAATAAGCGCGGTCAGTTGCTCACGGTGTCGAAGAGCTGGTGCGATCGCTTCAAGATCATCGCGGACCAGCTCCGCCGCGATTGGCCGAAGGGCATGGCCCACGACGAGCCGGAGGAGACGCCGGCCGCAGCGGACCTGGGAATGTCGAAGCCGCCACCGGCGGACCAACCTTTCCGCGGCCTGAAGTTGCTGGGGTGATCGTGTTGCATGGAACCTCTCACGCTGGCCGAACTGTGCGAACGACTGGGCGTCGACGCGAAGAAGGTCCGGCAGTGGCGCAAGGAGGGAATGCCAGCGGCGACCAAAGGTCGGGCGCTGCAGTTCGATCCGGACGCGGTGACGCAGTGGCTCATCGATCACGGCAAGGCGACGCGCGAGCCCGAGCCCGAGCCCGAGGAGGAGCCGGAGCAGATTGCTACGACCGCGGCCGAGGCCGCCGCGGCGCTCGGCATCAGCCACGACCGCTTCAACCGCTGGGTTACGGAACCGGGGTTTCCAGGGAAACCCGGCCGGCCGGGCTGCCGGGAGGCCTACTTCCCGATCGAGCAGATCCGAGCCTGGCGGGCCGCGCGGTACGGGACCGGCGAGGGGAACGGCAAGGCCGACTCGCGGATGAACACGCTCCGCGAGCGGAAGCTGGAGATCGAGGCCCAGCGGAGCGAGCTCGCCTACGAGCGCGAGCTGGGCAAGATCCTCGACCTCGACGACATGACCCGCTACTGCGAGTTCTCGATTGCCACGGCGAAGAGCGTGCTCGACCAACTGGCCGACCGCGTCGACGCCCGCCTGCCGGCGAAACTCGCGCCCAAAATTCGCGCGAGGATTCGGGCGGTGATCGAGCGGTCGCTCAAGGACGCGTACGGGGCCATCGATCAGATGCTCAGTAAGGACACGGACGAAACGGAAGACGACGAGGACGGGACGGACGAATGATTCTCAGCCTGGCCGAAGCCAAACGACGGAACCGCAAGGCCCTGCGGCGGGCGCTCGCGGCGGCGTGGCGGCATCGCCCCCGGCCGAAACCGTCCCACTGGATCGCGAGGAACGCACGCCTCGACAAGCAGGTCGAAGCCGGCGCCGGGCGCTACGACCTCGACAGCCGGCCGTGGTGGAAGTTCGTCCTCGACCTGATCGCCAATCCCGAGGTCGATTCGATCGCCATTCCGGCGGGAACGCAGATCGGCAAGACGCTCGGCCTGATCATGGCGATTCTCTGGTGCGCGGAGAACGATCCGTCGCCGCTGATGCTGGTCGCGCCGGATAAGGACACGGCGATCGAACTGCGCGATCGCGTTTACGCGGCCGCGCGGGCGACGATCCGCGCGGGGAAGTGCAGCCGGCTACGCGTGCCGCCGGAGCGAAAGTGGAACACGCGGTATATCGATCTGGGGGCGTGCCGGCTCTATCTGGCGTGGGCTGGCTCGCGGCAGCGTCTCCGCGGCCGGCCTTGCCGGCGCGTGTTCCTCACGGAGATCGACGTCTACCAGGGCAGCAAGAAAGCGGGGAACCCGATCGCCGCCGCGCACCAGCGTACCAAGGCGTTCTTCCGCGGCCTGAAGTACCACGAATCGAGCCCGACCGAATACCCGTCGGAGATCTGCCAGCTCGAGTCGTCGGCGTCGGCTCGCTTCCGCTGGTACGTCCCCTGTCCGCATTGCGGCCTCCGCCAGGAGCTGCGGTTCTTCACGTTCCACAAGGAAGAAAAGAAGGGGAAGGGGGGCATCGCCGGCTACCGCGACGAGGCGGGGGAGCTGCTGTCGATCGAGCAGGCCCGCCGCCAGGCGTACTATGTCTGCGAGGCCGGCTGCCGGATCGACAACGAGGACAAGCAGATCATGCTCGAGCGCGGAGTGATGGCTCCGCTCGGCGCCCAGTTCGACGAGCAGGGGAATCTGATCAGCGAGTGGCCGGCGTCGATGCGGTCGGTCGGCGTGCATCTGTGGTCGGTCCACTCCGAGACAATCACGTTCGGCGATATTGCCGCGGCGTACGTCGAGGCGGCCAAGGCCGGCAAGCTCCCCGAGTTTTTCGGCAACTGGCTCGGCCTGGAGTACAAAGCCACGAAGAAGGTCCGCGCCGCCCACCAGGTGGGGCGCGATCTCGCCGGCTACCATCCGCGGCGAACGGTGCCGGCCGAGGCGTGGTTCCTGTCGGCCGGGGCCGACGTGCAAGGCGAGAACAACGGCGTGCGCTACACGATCCGGGCCTGGGCGCCGGGCTGCACGAGCTGGCTCGTCGATTGGGGCTGGCTCGATCGCAACGGGCAGGACGAGCACGAGCTGGTCAAGAGCGATCTCCGCCAATTGCGGGAGCGCGTCCTCGAACTCGACTTCCCGGTCGTGAACGCCGCCGGCGAGAACGTCGCCAATCCGCTCGGCTACAAGCGGCTGAAGGTGAAGCTGCTCTGCATCGACAGCAATCACCTCCCGTTCAAGGTGCACCATTGGCTGCGGTCGCTACCGGAAGCGTGGGTCTACGGAGAGAGCCCGCGCGTCCGAGCCATCCGCGGCGATCACCAACTGAGCCCCGAGGTGCGCTGGCGGCATAACCTCATTGAGACCAACGCCCGCACCGGCGAAGTGTACGAAGGGGGCCTCAATCAGTGGGGCATCTACGTTTACCCGTTCTACGACGAACTGCTCGAGAAGATCACCGGCCAGGCGGGCAAGCTCGGCTCATGGCATGTCACGAGCGACACGCTGACGCAGGGGATGAACTACCTCGAACAGATCACCAACTTCGGGCCGTCGGTGAAGGTCGATCCGAAGTCGGGCCTGCGCCGCCCGGTCTGGGCCCCGCGGAATCACAAGATCCCGGTCGACTTCTGGGACTGCGAGATCTACGGTCTGGTCGCCGCCTACATGATCGTCGGCGACCTGGGCTGGGACGTCGAGAAGTGGGAAGCCTGGCGAGAGGCGCGGAAGCGGCCGGCGATCGAGGAACGCCGCCCGCGATTGCGAAGCCGACACACGCTGGCCGATCGTGACGCCGGCGATCTTTCGGACCGATAACGTGAAGGGAGTTTTGTTGCCATGGGTCGCAAGTACAAGAACCAGAATCCGAATGCGAGCGGCGGAACGATGCTCGACGAGGAGGAGCTCGACGACGTCACGCAAGCGAGCGAGGGCGGAGTAGAGGCAAACGCCGACCTTTCCCCGGAAACGCCGCCGGCGCGTGTGGCGGCCGCAGCCGGGCCGGACGTTCCGTCAGGGGACGTCGCCGCCGACGCGCCGCGCGCCCGGCAAGGCAGTGACGGCCGGCCGTTCTGTCCCAAACACCTCTGTCTGCTGACGGCGAACAAGAGCACCGCGGCCAGCACGCACTACGCGTGCCCCGTGCCGGGATGCGACTCGAAGGAGAAGCGGGCCCGGCCGCTGATTCCGATTCCGCGCGAGCCGCAGCATTGCCCGCAGCGGACCTGCGCTGGCAACCCGCGGGCGATCCTGGAAGTCGCCCCGAAGCAAGGACACCGCGCGCACATTAAAATGGTGTGTCCGGTCTGCAATTTCCACATGCACCAGCCGCGGCCAGAAATGAAGGCCGTTTTCGTGCGGGATCGAGAGCGGGAGAAGCGGGCGGCGCCGGACGACGACATCGGCGCGCGATGATGCGGTTCGGGATCAGAGACTTGTTTTATTGGACACTGCTAGTGGCAGTGTCCTTTTTCTGGGCTCGCGGCCTGCCGCGGCTGGAGCGAGAATGCCAGGCGCTGCACCTCGTCGTCTCGAGAAGGGCCGGGGCGCATCGTGAGCGCTGGGGAAAATTATCTCGGGTTTGTGTCCAATAGACTATTGACCTAGCCAAATAAACCCATATAGTAACACCATGACGAGCGACAAACGCGAGTCACTGACCCGCCGCAGATGGCGGCTGGCAATGCTTTGAGTCGGTCGCTGACGCCGAGACCTGGGAGGCTCAGGTCTAGTCCGATCATTCCCCGCCCCGCGCCGGCTCTGCTTTGCACCCGGCCGGGGCATGCTTTGCCACCTTGGAGCGCGACGCGATGCAGACCGTCACGATAACCTGCACCCGCTGCGGGAAAGCCAGCGATGCCAAACCCGACAAGAAGGGCGAGGCTAAGCTGCCGCGAGGCTGGAAGCGGCACAGTGGCGTATGGTGCCCGGCGTGCTGGTCGGCGGCGTACATGATGCGGGCCGTAACAATCCCGGTTGCTGGTCCGGTGTCTTGCGAGTGGCCCGAGTTTCGCGAGTTGCTGGGCGCCGCATGGGGCGAGTCAACGCGGCTCGCCAACTGGTGCGTAACGCAATACTATGCTCGTGACGTGCGCCGCGAACCGGGCATGGAGAAACTGCCGCCGCCGCCCAAGGTCTATCTCTACCCCGAGGCCCGCGCGGCATTCCCCACGCTGGTCCCGACTACCGTGACCGCGATCGACCACGCGGTGCAGGGCAAATATCGCGCGGCCCGGTACAAGCTGCTCTGGACCAACGAAATCAGCCTGCCGACGTTTCGCTACCCCTATCCGCTTCCGCTGCCGCCGGGGAATTTCCAACTGCGGATCGGTGATGGCAATGAACTGCTGTGCGACGTGCGGTTGACGGCGGACACGACGGATCGCGTCACGCTCCGATTGCGAGGCGGAGCGGACTATCGCCGCCAGCGCGCAGCGCTGGAGCGGTGCATCGACGGGTCCTGCATTCCGGTCGAAGCGACCCTCTATCGGATCGACGCGCACCAGGGGGACCACCGCAACGGCATGACGCGCACGAGCCGAGTCATGCTCAAGGTGGCTGCGTGGTTGCCGCGCAAGGATACGGCCGCCAGCGGCAAGGAGAGGTTTTTCTCCATCCGCACGGATCAAGAGAGCTTCCTCTACGGCGTGCTGCAAGACAGTGAGAGGCCGTGGATACTCAACGCCGACCGCGTGCGAGATTGGGTGCGTCAGCATCAGCGGGACTTGCAGCGGCTTGGCGAGGATCGCAAGCACGAAGACCGCCGTGACTCAAGCAAACGACGGCGACACCGCAAGACATTGGCGGGAAAGTCGCAAAAGTTTTTCAATCGCATCGACACATTCGCCAAGCAGACGGCCGCCGCAATTGTCGGCTACGCTGTCCGTTGCGGGGTGACGCGAATCAAGTACGATGACGGTTATCGGGATTACGTCGCGAGTTTTCCGTGGGCGAGATTGCGGGCACTGATTGCGCAGAAGTGCGACGAATATGGAATCACACTAGAGATTGCGAGCGGTGGGGAGTCGACGAAAGCCGCTCCGTCGCTCGCAGTATCGGCAAATGGAGGAGCGGGAACATGATACGGCTTTCGAGGCGACTGCAACGCCTACCGCGAAATGCCCGGCTGTGCTTGCCGCAGCGGGCCACTCGCATAACGCCGAATAAGATGCGGGGATATGGGCGCTTGCGCCCCGGCCCCCGCGATGGCTGAGTTTTGATTTAGCTATCGCAGGGGCCCGCCGACCAGACAGACGGCCATGCCGAATCGCCACCCGCGATGGCTGAGTTTTGATTTAGCTATCGCAGGGTATAGCGGACCTTTGGATCGGTCAGCTTGACGTAGTCCCGCGATGGCTGAGTTTTGATTTAGCTATCGCAGGGAATACAGCGCACCATCTGCACGACGTTTCGCCACACCCCCCGCGATGGCTGAGTTTTGATTTAGCTATCGCAGGTAAGTGGCGGTGCGGTGGTGACGGGCCGTTCCGGCGTGGCCCGCGATGGCTGAGTTTTGATTTAGCTATCGCAGGTGGGGCTGTTGTCGCTCAGACAACTGGATGGCGTCCCCCGCGATGGCTGAGTTTTGATTTAGCTATCGCAGGGTCCGCTTCGCGCGTGAGGCTGTTGACGCCGGCTGCCCGCGATGGCTGAGTTTTGATTTAGCTATCGCAGGGGGTTGACCTACTGTGCCTGATGTTTGAGTGTGCCGACCCGCGATGGCTGAGTTTTGATTTAGCTATCGCAGGCGTTAGGTGGTGGGTTCGAGCAGCCCGTTGTGAGCGGCCCGCGATGGCTGAGTTTTGATTTAGCTATCGCAGGTACTGAAAGCCCACGGCAGTTTTCGGATGGCTTGGCCCGCGGACGAAGATTGACCCATATTCCCCGCCCCGCGCCGGCTCTGCGCAAGCATCCGGCCGGGGCATGCTATGCTTACGCATGACACCTAAATCCCCACTCGACCAGATCTGCTCCACCGCCGAGGCTGCGGCGATTGTCGGCGTTAGTACCAAGCGCCTGCTCGTCATCGGCTCCGAGGGTCGCATCGCGGGCAAGCAACTCGACGGGCGGACGTGGGTCTGGTTGCGGGCGAGCGTGGAAGAGTTCGCCAAGCTAGAGCGGCGACCTGGACCGTCGCCGAAAAAATGATTGACGGCCAGTCAATTCCGGCCGCGCGCCCACGCTTGACGCGACGTAGCCGTTTTTGCATGACGGTCGCCCATGGCGATTGATAGCAGCAGCACGTACGACGAGGTCTTGAGCGAGTACCTCGACAACGCCGATTACGACGTCACTGGCTCGGCGGCCAAGTGCGCGAACTTCATTCGCGCGACAGGATGGCGAGATCTTGAGGCTGGGGCGCAAGGTCGGCGAGCTGGTGGACGAGATCGACGCGAACGAAGTACGGATTCAGCAACTGCAGGGGGTGGTTGCGAATCACGAGGAGCGACTGCGGAGGAGGGAAGCATGCGCGCCATGAATCGACGCCAGGCGATCGCCGGCGCCATTGCCGGCCTGGCCGCGGCCGCGCTACCGAAGGCGACGCCGGCGGCCGCGGCGGAACGGACCCTGCTGATGGGGACGGCATGCGATTGTTACGACCGCATCGAGCTGGCTCCGGCATGGGTGCAGTTGGCGGTGCCGGCGAGGTGATCGTCGTCTACGAGGGACCATTGGACCATTGCGACGAAGTCCGGGACGAGCCGGCCTGTTCGTAATCCGACCTGGACGCCCGCCACCCCTTTTAGCCCGCTCCATGATGGCGGGCATGTCCAGCACCCAAGAACTGCTCGACGCGGTCGAAGCGGCCATTAAGGCCCAGCTCACCGGCAAGATTGCCGAGTGGACTGAGGCCGGTCATCAGGTCCGCCTGCTGCCGCTCGCGACGCTGATGAAGATGCGCACCGAGCTGCGCGACCAGCTCGCGTCCGAGACCGGTCCCTCCATCCTGCCGATCACGGAGGTCGACCTGTGAGACTGTCCCGCGAGGAAGAGGCAAGCGCCCGCGCGTTTTTGGCCGATCTGTCCCGGCAAGCCGAGCGGCAACGCCTGGCGATGAGCACGCGGGAAGCGTACCGCTGGGGGCGGATCGATCGCCGCACTCAGGCGTTTCAGCCGCCGGCCCGGTCGGCCGACGCCGCGATCTACGAGTCGCAGGACTTGATGCATCGCCGCGTCCGCTCGGAGGTCGAAAACAATCCGCTCATCAAGCGCATCTCCGAGGCCCTGACCGACCTGGTGATCGGCGAGCAGATGCAGCTCCTGGCCGATCCGCTCGACGCGACGATGGACCTCGAGGACCTCGTCAGCTCGGAGGAGTTCGACGACAACCTCCGCTGGGCGCTCGAGGCGGACGAGAAGTACTCGGAGTGGTTCCTCGACAAGAACCTGGTCGACGTGGAGCGGAAGCACGCCGGCCCCGAGCTACAGCGGCTGGCGTTCAGCGAGTGCGTGGCGACGGGGGACGCCTTCCTGTTGCGGACGATGGTCAAACGCGGCGCCCGCGAAGTGCCGCTCGCCTATCAGCTCATCGAAAAGGAGCAGCTCGACTGCTCGAAGGATCGCCCCGCCGCGCCTGGCGTGAACAAGATCATCAACGGCATCGAACTCGATCGGCTCAACCGGGAGGTGGCCTTTTGGGTTCACGACGCCCACCCTTACGACGACTTCTCCAGTACCGGCGCTGCCTACGGGAAGTCGACTCGTATCCCGGCTGAACGCATGATTCACCTCTGCTTGTTCCGCCGGCCGAGCCAATCGATCGGCGTGAGCTGGCTCCATGCGGTCGGGCAGGCGACGTTCGACCGCGACAAGCTGATCGGCTCCGAGCTGCAGACTGCCGTGAAGCAGGCGCTGCTGGCGCTCGTCTGGAAGCTGAAGCACCGGCCACCAGGGGAGCGCGGCCTGGGGCTCGACGACGGACTGGACGCGTACGACGAATTCGGGAACCAGGAAGTGAAGCTCGGATCGAGCCCGCACGCCGTGGTCATTGGGCCCGAGGACGAACTCAAACTGGTCGAGTCGAATCGCCCCGGCGCGAACTTCGACGAGTTCATCAACGCGGTCGACCACGACCTGGCGGCCGGCGCCGGCATCAGCTTCTATTCGCTGACGGGCCGGTACGATCAGACGAACTTCTCGAGCCTGCGCGGCGCGTTGCTGGCGGAGCAGGCTCACATCGTGCCGATTCAGGGCTGGTACGCCCGCAACTTCGCGATCCCGATCCGCCGGGAGTACAACCGCACGGCGGCGGCGATGGGCCTGTTCGAGAGCGTCACCGCGGACGAGTTCTACGCGAACGAGCGGTATTACCAGCGGCTCGAAGCCCTCGGCGCCGGTCGCGAGCTGCTCGATCCGGAAGCCGAGACGGACGCTGCGCTTGGACGCCTCCGCGGCGGTCTATCGACGCTCAAGATTGAGTGTTCAAAGCGAGGGCTGCACTGGATCCGCGTCTTGCGGCAAGCGGCCCTCGAAAACCGCGTGGCGGAGAAGCTTGGCGTGGTGCTCGACTTCTCGAAGGGGCAGGGTGGCCAGGTCGAAAAGACGACCCGCGAGCGAGGCGACCAGCCGCCCCAAAGTACCCGCAAGCAGAAGAGGACCCGATGAAGAAGCGAGCAGCGCTAAGGCGACTTCGGGCAACCATCGGCAAACAGCAGATCTGGGCCATCCGACCGGAGGCTTTTCACGAGCTGCTCGAGTTCTCCCGCGCCGGACGCGTGCGCGCCAGCTTCACGACCGACGACGAAGCTCCGAAGCGACTGCAGCTCGTCGGGGGAACGGCCGTGATTCCGGTCGTCGGCATCCTGCAGTCCACCGAAAACTACATCACCCGCTGGTACGGCGGGACCTCGACGCAGACCGTCGAGCGGATGATTCAACAAACCATCGCCGACGACAAGGTGAAGTCGATCGCCCTCTGGTTCGACACGCCCGGCGGGACAGCTCTCGGCAATCAGGAACTGTGGCAGGCGATCCGCGCCTACCGGGAAAAGAAGCCGATCGCCGCCTTCGTCCGCGGCCAGTGCTGTTCGGCCGGCCTGTACCTGGCGAGCGCCTGCCATCCGATCGTCGCCACGCCGAGCAGCATGATCGGATCGGTCGGCTGTATCGCCACGTTCATCGAATACGCCGACATGCTGCAAGAGGCAGGCATCGGCGTGAACGTGATCACGCACGGCGAGAACAAGGGGGCCGGCAATCCTTACGAGAAGATGAGCCCCAAGCACCGGGCGACCCTGCAGAAGATGGTCACCGATTACGGCACGCAGTTCGACCAGGCGGTGGCCGAGGGACGCGGCGTGACGGTCGCCGAGGTGCGGGCGAAGTACGGCCAAGGGGCCGTGTTCATCGCCGAGGAAGCGAAAACGCTGGGCATGATCGACGCTGTCGGAGACTGGGACGCGCTACTCACGCAGATCTCCGGTTCTACTCAGACGGCAGCGGTCGAAGACCGACAACCCTCCGAAAACGCCTCGTCCGCCGGCGGTGTGGCGGCAAAGCCAGGTACCACGGGGGCCAGCGAGCCCTCTACCAGGGAGAACTCGATGAACAAGCGTCTCATTGCGGCACTAGTCGCCCGTGGGCTGTTGGCGACGTTTGAGCCCAGCCAAGGTGAGTACGACGCGGCGCTCAATGCTTTCTTCGCCGGCCGCGGGGGAAGCCGGCCCGAGTCGATCGACGACCAGGTCGCCGCCATCATGGCCTCGGCCGCGGTTACTCCGCCCAGCGCGCACACGATCGCCACGGCTCCCGCCGGCGGCGGCAGTGGGGCCGCCCCGACCGGGCAGCAGCCGAGCCAGCAGGAGATCGAAGCGGCCCGCCAGGCGGGGGCACGCGCGGAGCTGGAACGAGTGCAGCAGCTCACGGCCCGCGGCCGACTGCTCGGCGTGAGCCAGGAGCAGATCGACGCCGCGATCGCCTCGCCGGCGCCCGCCGCCCAGATCCTCGAGCAGTGGGTCGACGCGAAGGCGATGAGCGAGCAGCCGGTCTCGCCGGCGGGCTCGGTCAACGTCGGCCAGGAAGGGATCCAGAGGTACGTCGCCGACGCGGTGTCGGCCATTCGGATGCGCATGGGTGGCGCGATTGCCGAGCGCGTCACGCCGGCCGAGCGGTCCAATGACGTCCTCCGGTTGTCGCGGGCGCCGCTGCTCACGCACGCGATCCAATGCTTGCGCGCCGCGAACCAACGCGTCGACGAGTACGCGCCGGCCGAGGAAATCATGGAGCAGGCGTTCCAGATGGACGGCCTGTCCCGGGAAACGATCCGGGCCGAAGGGGGCGCGGTGAACCGCCCCGGCAGCTTCCCGAACCTGCTGAGCAACCTGGCCAACAAGCTGCTCGACGACGCGATCCCGCTGGCCAACACCAGCTACGCCGAATGGACCGGCGTCTGGGCCGGCGACTTGCCCGACTTCAAGCCGGCGACGGTCGTGGCGAAGAGCGAGGTCGACGAGCTCGACGAGATCCTCGACGACGAGGCGAGCAAGGAGGTCGGCCTGGCGGAAGAGCTCGTCAGCATGATGGTCCTCAGCCGCTACTCGAACATGTTCCGGCTGACGCCGACGATGGCCGCGAACGACGACCTGCAAGCCTTCAGCGAAGGGCTGATCGGTCTCGGCACCGCCTGGGAGAACACCGTGAATCGCCTCTGCTTGCGGCTGCTCACCGGCAACGTGCTGCTGCTCGACGGGTTCAACCTGTTCGACGACACGAACCACCACAACGACATCACGTCGGCGGGCGGCGGCCCGGATGACGATCAGTGGGAGGCGATGGAGCTGAAGATCGCCTCGATGACCGGCGTCGGCGGCAACGGCTACGTCGACACGCCGCTGTCGGTCGCTCTGGTCCCGCCGAAGTGGAAACGGAAGGGCCGCCAGACGTTCCTGATCGGCTTGCCCGAATCGAAGCAAGCCACAACCGACGACAACATCAACGTCTACCGCGGCGACGTGAAGCTCGTCGTCGAGCCGCAGTTGCAGGCGGCCTCGAGCGTGAAGTGGTACGGCCTGGTCGATCCGAAGTTCCGGGCCGCGGTCATGCGGGCTTACTTCCGCGGCTGGGGCCGCAACGGCCGTCGGCAGCGGTGGTACGACCCGGCAACCAAGAGCGTCAACTTCGAGCTCGAAGGCCGCGTCGGCGCTGCGGTGCGGAACTGGCGCTACATCGTCCGCAACAAGGGCGAGAGCTAATCCGACGGCGTTAGCCGGCGGTTTCGATAAACGGAAACGGGGAGCCTGGGAGCCAGGCTCCCCAGCATCAACTAGGTGAGTGAGATGCGCGAGGTACCCGACCAACTGACGTTCACGAGCGTCCTCGGTGCCCCGTTGTTTGAGGTCACCTTCGATCCGTCGGCGGACCAGGTCCTGCGACGGCGGATGCTCAAGTACGCGATGGCGACCGCGAAACTGAAGAAGACTCCGGTGGCCGAAGCGGCGCAGGACCCACCTACCTCGGACGCCCACACTCCGCCAATCTCGGAGCAGTAGACCATGATTCAAACCCGCATCGACCGCTTTAATTTCCGCGGCGCGTACGCGCCGCCGGTTGTCGGCAGCCGCCAGGGTGCGTGGTGCAGCCTGATCGTGAAGACCGACGGCTCGCCGTCCGTCGCCTCCGCCTCGGGGGGCTCGATGGACCTGTCGCTCGCGGTCAACAGCGAGGCCGAATCGGCCCAACTCTACATGGGGGACATCCTCCCCTACGACATCGACGACCTGGTGCGCGTCGAGTTCATCGCCAAGATCACCGGCGTCGGCGCGAACACGATCGCCGCCCTTGGCCTGATCTCGGCCACGAACGCGACGCTCGACAGCATCGCCCAGAACGCCATGTTCCGCCTGGAGGGGAACAACAACCTGCTCCTCGAGACCGACGACGGCTCGACCGACCTCGACGACAAGGCGACCGGCGAGACGCTCGGCTCGACTTACAAGCGGCTGGTGATCGACTTCTCGGTCGGCACCAAGACGCAGTCGCCGCCGTCGCCGTCGCTCGGCGGCAAGGCGGACGTCCGGTTCTTCGCCGGCGACGCGAACGGTCGGCTCCGCGCCATCGGCCGGAACGTCAACTTCGACATGTCGGCCTACTCGGGGAACCTGCAGCCGTTTGCCCGCGTGCAGAAGGCGAGCGGAGCCGACGCGCCGGTGCTGTCGCTGCTCGAGGTGAGCGTCGAGTATCGCCTGCCGACGTAAGCGGTTCCGCACTCAGCAGATGCCCAGCGGGGGCGGCGTGGTTTGGGTTTCGGAGGCCGCGCCGCCCCCAACCGAATACGGCGAGTCCTGTCATGGCCCAGCAAAGGATTTCCCCGGAAACCCGCCGCCGCCTGGACGTGATCTTCAACCATCACGCCCCGGCCGGCGACAAGGCGAAGCGGCACGAAGCGGTCCGAGCGGTCTGCAAGCACGCCGCGATCAACGTCCTGCAGCTGACGCCGAGCGGTCCCGAGCAGGCGGAGGCGATCAAGAAATTCCAGGAGGCGATGTTCTGGGCCAATGCGGCGATCGCCCGCGAAGGCCTTGCGTCGTAACGCGATGACCTTCGCCGAGCTGCGACAATCGATCTATCAGGCCACGGTCCTCAGCACCGACTTCTTCGCCGAGGATTGCGAGTACCGCCTCGCAACGAATCAGCCGCCCAAGACGATCCGGGCCATGATCTCGCACAGCCAGGACACGAGCGCCCGGGCGGGGACGCTCAGCGTCGGCATGAAGTCCGACGGCACGGTCGACGAGTTCGAACGGATCGAGGTCTGCGTCAGCCGAGATCCGAACTACGAAGGCTCGCTGCCGGAGCGGCCAAGAGCCGGCTCGCTGCTGCATCGCTCGCCCGAGCGCGACAGCGACCGGCGGCCGTTCGCTTTCGCCGCCGTGAAATACGAGGGGGACCAGCACGCGATCTACATCTTTCAACGCGCAACGCGCGTCGCACAAGGTGGGAGATAGACAGACCATCAACAGAGGGGCGAGCTAATGGGACTAAACCTGGCAGACCGGCACGCAGTGCGAAAGTTGGTCGTCGATCGCTGCACGTTGGCGGCGGCGAATTATGCCCTCTACCTGCTCGGCAACGTAGAGGCGACCGAGGACCAGAAGACGTGGGCTCGTGGCGCGATTCGTGAACCACAGACGATCGGCGATCAGGTGTCGTGGCACCTGGTTAACAATGACGACTTCATCACGCACGGATCCGGGATCGACGACGAGACGCTAAAGACCGTCGTGGAATTGGCGATTGACAACCACTTCATCGTGAGCGCGTAGGCGATGCCGGTAAGCACCTTCCCGATCACAGCCGCAGGAAATGACGAGCGACTCGCAGAGTTCTCGTTGCTGGGTGGCGTCGGGGGCTGGGGAGCCGCGGCTGGTGGCTTCAACAACCGCATGATAGTTGGTCTCGGCCCCTCCAGCGAGAGCAATTTTGGCGGCTGGATGCTATTCACCGGCGTTACGGTGCCACAAGGCGCGACGATAAATTCCGCGATCCTGGAGCTCAACAACTCCGGCGCGGGCAACGGATCAACGCCGGGGCCAGTCCCAATTCGGATTCACTGCGAAGACGCGGACAATCCGACTATGCCGACAAGCGCGTCTGACGCGAACAATCGGGCGTTGACGAGCCCCGTTGACCTTTCGGTGGCATACACGACTGGCGTGTACAACCTGAACATTACTGCGGCAGTCCAAGCTGTTGTGAATCGCGCAGGATTCGCCGCTGGCAACGCCATTGGCGTATTCATGCGGTCTCGCGCGACTAGCACCAACCAGTACATCATTACTTCGCAGTACGAGATATCCGCCCCGAAGCTGGTAATCGACTACACCGCCGGAGGCCCGCCGCTCGCTGTGTTCGCCCATCATTACAGGCAGCAGGGATTTCGATAATGTGCATGTGGCTACGACATGCGACGGACTCGCAGGAAATCCTCCTGGGCACGTTCGTCGATGATACCGACGGCAAAACACCCGAAACCGGGCTGACCATCGCCAACACGGACATCAAGCTCTGGAAGGAAGGGGCGTCGTCCGAGGTAAGCAAGAACAGCGGCGGAGCTACGCATGTCGCGGGCGGGCGCTTTCACGCCGTGCTCGATTCGACCGACACCAATACGCTGGGCAAGCTCGAGATCAACGTCCACGTTCCGGGAGCGCTGCCCGTGCGCCGTGAGTTCCTTGTAGTGCCGGCGATGGTCTACGACTCGGTCGTGCTGGGAAGCGACCGCTTCGACGTGAACGTCACTCACATCGCCGATACGGCTCAAACTGGCCGGGACATTGGGGCGAGCGTGCTGTTGTCGCCGGGCACCGGCACAGGGCAGGTCAGCCTGTCAGGAGGTAAGATCGCGGCCACGATCGCCTCGGGGGACATCGCCAACGGGGCAATTGCGTCCTCCACGTTCGCTTCCGGCGCCCTCGATGCCGTTTGGTCGACAAGCTCTCGCACGCTCACCAGCTTCGGCAGCCTGGTCGCCGACGTCGCCACGGCCGTCTGGTCGGCCACCACGCGCACGCTGACTGCATTCGGCCATAAGGTGCAGCTGGCGGACGACGAGCGCGAGGCGGTCGCGGTGGCGGTGGAGTCGCACCTGCTCGACGAAGGCGATTCGCAGATGCTGATCAATGCCATCGTCGGAGCGATCGGCAACCAGAACGTCGACGAGGTCGCGCTGGTCGCCGCGATCCGCGCCGACCTGGAACGCAACGGCGGCAACCTACACACGCTGCTGAGCCGGATTGTCGGCACTCTCGCGGCCGGAACGCACCAACCGCAATCGGGCGACGCGTACGCAGTCGTCAGCGATGAAACGAACGGTAACGCCGCGCTGCAGTCGCTGATCGGTGCCCAACCGTCGGCCGAGCAAATCCGCCAGGAGATCGACGCCCACAGCACCGCCCTGGGGGCCATCGCGCTAGGCGTCGCCGCCATCCCGACGAGCAACCCGTCGGCCGCTGACATCCGCGCCGAGATTGACTCGAACAGCACGGTCCTCGACCAGATCCGCAAGGTCGTCGAGGCCGACGTTGTCGTCGACACCGGGACGAGTCCCTGGGAGCTCGTCTTTATCGAACGGGGCACGGGCGGGCTCGGAGTCGGCACCGAACTCTTCCGTAAGGCTCTGACCGACGTCGCGGGTAGCGGCGTCACGAGCACCACCACGGTCATCGGCGGAGCGATGCAGACATGACGCGGATTGTCGGAGCACTTCTGCGGCAATTTGGACCGACGTCCGGCACGCCCACCACGCCGCCGGCGTCGCCGACGCTCGCCCTCGTCGACAAGGCCGACGGCAGCGGAGCGGTCGCGACGATCAGCGGTTCGACGCCCGGAGCGACGAACACCGTCTACACGGCCAGCTGGGGCGGCGTCGGGACGCTCACCTGGACGGCCCGCGGCAGCCGCGCCGGAAACGGCACGGTCGACCTGTCGCTGCCGCCAGGGATCTATCTCGCGTATGTCGTGAGCGTCCTCGACGGCCAGGCCGTTTCCCCGGTTACGGGCGTTCGCACGACCGCGTCGCCGGCGGAGCCGACGGGCTCGCTCGCGCTGCCGCTGGCGGGCATCGAGGAGCTTCTCAGTCGCTCGGCCACCTTCCAGGCCGCGGCCGGCAAAGACGCGGCCGGACTGAAACGCGATCACATCTACTTCGGACGCCGGGAACTGCCTGCGGACGCCGAGTACGGCGAAACCCTCGTCTCGCAGAACGCTCCGTACGTCGTCGTACACGCGAGCATGCACTCCTATCTGCAGGTGGGGCAGGGGGTCGAATACACGCTCGCGAACGACGGCGGGATGGTGGTCGAGTTCATCATGGCGGCGCGGTCCGACGAGTCCTACAAGCAGGGGTACCTGCGGTTCACCGACTACATGTCCGCCGTCGTCGACGAGATCTCCGAGCTGGTCGGCCGGGACACCCTCTGGCCGTTCAACAAGTTCGAGATGCTGGAGGAGCCGTTCCGGCCCAACATCGTCGACCGGCACGGTGACGACTTCTGGCTCGGCACCTATCTCTTCCGCTATGAGGTCGAGCAGTAATGGGCGTCGTGCCGATCCGCGTCGTGGCGTTTCACGACGAATATCCCGACATTCGCCGCCGGCAGCTCAACGAGATCTGTCGCCAGGCCCACCAGGAGATCGGCGAATACTGGTCCGAAGAGCTGCTGCCGGAACACTTTCTGCCGAGCGCCCGCCACATCTTCGGCTACGCGCCGCGGCGGACGCAGAAGCGGAAGGAGCGGCTGGCCAAGGTCGGGAAGGTGAAGGACGGAGGGCTGGTCGACCTGGTGCATAGCGGTTTGCTGCGGGACTCGCTCACCAAGCGGAAACAGCTCGTCACTGCGCAGCCGTCTCGGACGATCGTCTGGCTCATCGGCCCCTCGTACTTTGGGATCAGATACAAGGCCGGTCGCCCGAACCTGGCCCGCGAAGTCTCGGCGATGAGCGATCGCCATGAACGGCTCGTCACCGATCGGGCGGAGCGGGCCTTCAACCAGAAACTGCGCGAGTTGCGGGCGACTCGAATCCACAAAACCTGATTGGAGCGCGCAATGACGAACACCGTCTGGTACCCGCATGCGATCTATCTCCCGGGCGGCGTGTCGATCACGCAATTGTCGGACGTCGTGCCCGCGCATAACTACCAGGACCTGACGGAGTTTGCGGCCAGCGAGCCGGCGCCGATGTTCACGGGGACCCACCAGGCATCGCCGGACAATCGCTTCAGCTCGACGCAGATCAAGACGCTGCTCGATCAGTTCATCGCCGGCGAATACAACGTCGCCAAGGACTATCTCAGCGGCACGGTGCAGGTGGAGTTTAAGGCGGGCAAGCTCGCAGGCGTGCGCGAGGGGAACGCCGAAGAGGCCCACATCCGGGCCAACTGCGAAGAGAACACAGGTCTCTTCTGGGAGTCCTTCCGCGTGCGCCAGGGCGGACTCG